GTCTAAGGAAGCCTTTCAATCCATGAAGGAAAGATATGAGCATGAGGTAGAGAATGCAGAGTATTGGAAGGCTCAATACAGAATAGCCAATGACCTGTTACAACCTAACAAAGGATGTGGTTACGTGTTCAGCGAGATACCTAACGACACAGATGGTCAAGAGTTTATTGACAATATGAAGCAGTACTTCAACAAGAAGACATACAAGATGAGAGTACGTGGACAACACATCAAGCCTGAGTTAAGGGGTACAGGTGCTACATACTTTGGTCAGAACTTAAATGAGTCTACACATATGAGGGTTTATATTGATAACAAAAACCAATCCTAATATGTTAGTGCCTTACTATCTCATGCACTCATACTTGTATTACGTGATGGATGAACCCATCATTAGTGATATAGAGTATGATGAGTTATGTAGGGAGTTAAAGGAGAAGTGGGATAGTGTAGAACACTTTCATAAACACTTGGTAGATGTGCAGTCATTAGGTGCTGGTACAGGCTACCAAGTTAAATATAACAAGCGTATCGCATCCGCTGCGATGGAACTTTTAAAACAAGATAAGGAGAAATAATATGTGGCATAGAATAGTAGCACACTTCGAGGAGAAGTATGGAGAGAGTACTAAGTATGACTTAGACTATGGTAAGTTATTAATTATAGCATTATGTATTTACATAGCAGTAAACATATGAACTTACATGACCTAGTACAGAAGTACTATTTGTCTAATGATTTCAATGGCTTAGTAGATAAAACTAAAGTTGATTATCAGTACTGTGCAAAAGTTTTACTTGAAACAAAAGTTGATGGCAAAAGTTTGTCAACAATAAGACTAAGTAAAATGACAGGTGCGATAGCGAGACGAGCCTACGAACAATGGTTGAGTCGTGGTATCTATCAGGCTAATGCTATCACATCTGTAGCACGTAAGGTATATTCGTATGGTATGGAGATGGGTTATGCTGAGAGCAACCCATTTGCTACCTACAAACGTAAACCTACACATGTAAGACGTACAGTATGGACAAAAGAACAAGTGATACAATTTTTAGATGTAGCTTATAGTGATTTTCAGTACAGAAATGTAGGTTTGATAGTGCAAATGGCATACGAATGGTGTCAACGCATAGGAGATATGCGATTATTGCAGTTTACAAACATAGATTTTGATAAAAGTGTGCTAAATTTGCAACAGTCAAAGAGAAGAAGTGTAGTACACCTACCAATTTCTCTTGACTTATTGAAAATGTTAGTTCAGCAGAGGGATGAGTATGGTTTTCAACCCTATGTGACCCCACATTATCGCCCTGTACGTGGAGAATATAAGCCTTACACGTTAGTTAGACTATCAAAAGTGGGTAGACGAGTGATGGACATGGCTAATTTGCCTAGTGAATTACGTATGATGGACTTACGAAGGACAGGTACAACAGAAATGGTGGAAGCAGGAGTACCAATGGGTCAGATTATGTCTGTCACAGGTCATGCTAACCCACAATCTGTGAAACCTTATATGAAAAATACGTATGATTCTGCAAATAATGCATTGACACTACGTAAAACCTATGGTACAAGCAAGTAAATGCCGACAAGGAAAGTGATATATAATGTATAATATGAATGAAATAATAAAAGAATTAGATGTAGCCAATGGCATGACAAAAAGAATGAACTGTCCTGTATGTAAAGGCTACAAAACTTTCACAGTAACAAACAACATGGGTAAGGTAGTATGGAACTGCTATAAAGCTACGTGTGAGACTAAAGGTGGACACAGAGTACACTTGTCAGTACAAGACATACGTGATGCTATTACTCCTGATGTGATGGATACAGGCGAGGTTGAGTTTATTCTACCTGACTTTGTAGTACCACATGGTAATAGAAGAGAGGTCATGGACTTCTGCGAACTATGGGAGTTAGATGCAGACGAACTTAGCCTACACTATGATGTGAAAGAAAGACGAGTTGTGTTCTTAGTAAAGGACAATGGCGTTACTGTTGATGCAGTTGGTAGGTCAGTTGCAAACAGAATACCTAAATGGAAAAGATATGGTAAGAATAGTTTGCCTTATACATATGGATGTGGTAAGGTAGCAGTGGTTGTTGAGGATTGTGTGAGTGCTTCAGTTGTAGGCAATGATGTATACGTTGGGTTAGCTGTGTTGGGTACGTCATTATCAGAAGCACATAAGGAGTATCTCACACGATTCTCAACAGCAATTATAGCACTAGACCCTGATGCATTGCCCAAGACACTAGCCTTTGCAAAAGAGTTACGAGGATACGTTAATGATATTAAAATACTTAGATTAAAAGATGACTTGAAATATCGTGAACCTAGCGACATATTAAATTTAAATAACCTAACCCAACAACAACAATAGAAGGAGACCCAACATGGAACTATCACTAATAAGAAGTCTGATGGACAAGACATTCTACGATGAACACAGAGGTGCTAAATGCCCTGATAGATTATTTAGTAAGGATGTACGTCAGATAAAGAGTGCCATAGATAAAGCTATGGACACATATGCAAGAACAGTAACACCTGATGAGATTGAAGCATTGTTTATGTCTAACAATCCATCGATGACTACTGCACAGAAGCAAGCATACTCTGCTTTGTTTCATCAAGTAAAGAAGGAGCAACCACTTGGAACTGATATTGCACAAGAAGTACTCTCGAAATTATTCCAACAGGTTGTTGGTGAAGACATTGCTAATCTTGGCTTTGACTACGTTAATGGTGCTAAGTCCTCTCTTGAACCTCTTCGTAATATACTTGAGCATTATGGGGATGATTTTACTCCCAACTTAAATATTGAGTGGGATGATATAGACTTAGATACACTCTTAGCTAAGAATGATTTGGAAGCTAGATGGACATTCAACATACCTAGCCTTACACGTAAGGTAGAAGGTGTGAATGCAGGACACTTGATTGAGATAGGTGCTAGACCTAACACAGGTAAGACATCCTTCCATGCTAGTTTGATTGCTAGTCCAAATGGCTTTGCTCATCAAGGTGCTAACTGTATTATCCTGTGTAACGAAGAAGGTTATCACAGAGTAGGTGCTAGATACTTGACTGCATCTACTGGTATGGAGATGAGAGAGATAAAGGCTAACCCTAGTAAGGCACGTGACTTGTATGCACCTGTTAAAGATAGAATCAAGATTAAGGATGCGACAGGTAGAGACATGGCATGGGTAGAGAGTGTGTGTAAAGCATACAAACCTGATGTGGTACTCTTGGATATGGGAGATAAGTTTGCTAGGACAGGTGGCTTTGCTAGAGCAGATGAAGCATTGAAGGCTAACGCAGTACATGCTAGGCAGATTGCAAAGCAACATGAGTGTGCAGTCTTTTATATGTCACAGTTATCTGCTGAAGCTGAAGGTAAAGTTATACTGAACCAAGCTATGATGGAAGGCTCACGTACAGGTAAGGCAGCTGAAGCTGACTTGATGATACTGATAGCTAAGAATCCACAGGTTGAAGGACAAGATGAAGAAGATTCACAACGACATTTGAATGTTGTTAAAAATAAGTTGACAGGTTGGCATGGTAGTGTACACTGTGAACTTGATTACAAGACAGCGAGGTACGAAGCATGAAGCTAACACTAGACGTAGAAAATACAGTTACTCACAGAGATGGTAAGCTACATCTTGACCCCTTCGAGAAAGATAATAAGCTAGTTATGGTTGGTTGTCTTACTGATACAGGCAAGGAGTACTTATACAGAGATAACTATGATGGGTTGCAAGACCTATTGAATGATGCCACAGTTCTTATAGGACACAATATCGTACATGATTTGATGTGGATATGGGAATGTGGTTTTGATTACACAGGTGCTGTCTTCGACACGATGCTAGGAGAGTATGTATTACAACGTGGTCAGAAACAACCACTCTCTCTTGAAGCATGTGCTGAAAGATATAACTTGAATACTAAGAAACAAGATACATTAAAAGAATACTTTAAGAAAGGCACAGGTGTAGATGAGATACCACACGAAGAACTATCAGAGTATCTGTCTGCTGACCTACATGCTACACAAGAATTAAGTGATGAGATATATAGAAAGCTTAATACTGTAGAGTATAGTGGACTGATGACTACTGTTACTTTAACTAACCAAGTTGCTATTACTCTAGCTAGGATATACCAAAGAGGTTTCTCTGTAGACGTAGATGCACTAGATAAAGTTAGGAAAGAGTTTGAACAAGAAAGAAAAGACTTACGAGTGTCATTGAATGGTCAGGTCAGTAAACTTATGGGAGATATACAAATCAATCTCAATAGTCCTGAGCAATTATCATGGGTTATATATAGTAGAAAGCCACACGATAAAGCTATGTGGGCAAATAACTTTGAGTCTTACATGAGTAACACAGACTTTCGTAATAAAATTAAACAACATTCCAAAGTTCTTTACAAGCAACATGCGTCTCATTGTGTTGAGTGTAAAGGATGGGGAGAAATTAGAAAGGTAAAGAAAGATGGAACACCTTATACCAACCCTACCAAATGTAAGAATTGTAATGGGGATGGTCATACTTTTACTGATATTGTGGACAGTGTGGCAGGACTAAAGTTTAATGCACCTAACCCTAAGTGGGTAAGTGCTAATGGATTCTCAACTAGTAAGACACAACTAGAGGTACTAGAAGGTGTAGCTAGGCAACGTGGAATGAAAGAAGCAGAGAGTTTCTTACATGATGTACGTAGACTTAGTGCAGTTGAGACATACTTATCATCATTCGTTGATGGTATCAATACCTACCTCAAGCCTGATGGTAAGTTGCATGTGAGATTGTTGCAACACAGGACATCGACAGGTAGGTTTAGTGGTGCAGACCCTAACATGCAGAACATGCCTAGAGGTGGTACGTTTCCTGTGAAGAAGGTGTTTGTGTCACGTTGGAAAGGTGGCAAGATACTTGAAGCTGACTTCGCACAGTTGGAGTTTAGGGTATCTGCTTTTTTATCACAAGATGAGGTAGCTATTAATGAAGTTTCTACAGGGTTCGATGTTCACTCATATACGTCTAAAGTTATTACAGATGCAGGTCAACCTACTACTCGCCAAGATGCGAAGGCACACACGTTTGCACCCTTATATGGAGCAACAGGATTTGGAAGAACTAAAGCAGAAGCAGAGTAC